GTGATTGTGCGGCCTCGAACCATCCAGGTGTGAACTCGCAATCGTCGCCGACGACGAGCACCCAGTCGGCGTCGCCCTTGGCGTACTGCTCGTTGACGTTCTGCGCGTACGTCTTGCCTTCCTCGCCCTCAATCAGCCAGCACGCCGTCGCCGGTGCCGTTGCCCACAGCGACTCGGAGAACCGGTCACGGTTGGCGTCACGCATCAGCGGCACGATCACGTCGCACCGCTCCATCGGCGGCTTGTCAGCGGCCGGCGGCTGCGGCTCGAGGTTGGCGATCAGCGGTTGCCAGTACGACGCCCAAACCTTCTCGACGTCGTACTTCGCAGCGAAGCCGATGCTCAACTGGGCGATCTGCGCCAAGTCGGCCTCGTACGCCTGACACAGCTTGTGGTACACGTCGATGGTCGAGGCGGCCAGGTAGCTCGCCGACTGCGGTGCGTCCCATTCCAACTGGCCGGTGACGGACCAGCCGTAGCCGATCAGTTCGCTCTGCGCCGAGAAGTCGGAGGCGATCACGGGCGTGCCGCACGCCTGCGCCTCAATCATCGGCACGCAGAACCCTTCGCCCCGGCTCGGGGCCAGCAGCACGTCGCAGGCGCTGTAGAGCGCCGCCATCATCTTCGGCGAGAAGCCGACGCGGTGGGCGTAGGCGTCGGTGAAGATCAGCGCGTGCACCGGGATGGCTGCGTGCTTGGCGAGTTCGATCAGGTCGATGCCGCTGCCGTCCATGCCGAACCGGTCGGAGTGGACGACGAGCACGGCGTCTTGGTGCTCTTTCCAGAATGCACCGAAGGCACGGAAGGCTTCATTGAAGCCCTTGCGGTCCTTCGGGTCTTTGTTCATGGCGACCATCAGCACGGCAAAGGCGTTTTGCGGGATGCCGAACACCGTGCGGGCGTCCTGCGTCTCGCCGTTGATCTCGAGGTGCGTCGTGGGCTTGTAGTCGGTCGTGTCGACGGCGAGCGGGGCGTACAGCGGGTCCAGCCCGGCCTCGATGAGTTGCTGCTCACCGAACCGTGACATCGCCACCGGGGTCGCGCCGGAGCGGTGGAAGAACTTGACCACGGCCGGCGGTGCAGGGAAGTGGTCAACCGGCGTCCAGGCGAGCACCTTCAGGTCGTCCATCGGCACCCGGCCGAGCACCCAGACGTCGGTGAGCGGGATGACCCAGCCCGACGACAGGTCACCCTCGAAGAAGTGCTCGGCGTGGCCGCGCAGGATGTCGATCGAGTTCTCCAGCCGACCGGACGGGTACAGCGTGACCGGCCCGTACGGCGTCGGCCACTGCTTGACGCCGATCTGATGGCCGTAGGTGCAGGCGACGGCGACGTCATGGCCGTCTCGCTTGAGACGGGTGACGAGGTGTCGACACTGCACGCCGTAGCCGGTGGGCGAGTCGGGCGAGTTGGCGTGGATCAAGAACTTCATGCGGCACCCACCCGGGCGGCGTGCGTGCGGTACTCGATGCGCTGGCCGACGGTGATGGTGCCGACGAGCACGAACTCGGGACCGTCAGCGGCGACGGACACGACCTGCTCGCCGTCTCGTTCGACGGCGTGCAGATCCTCGTGCATGGTGGCGCGAGGGATGCGGTGAATGGGCATGGTTCCTCCGGGCAGGGGGTGGGGTATGGGGTATGGCCCCCGGGCAGGAGAGCGAGGCGCCGCGGCACCTGGCGCTTCTCCTGCCCGGGAGATCGACAACGCTGGGGCGTTGGAAGGTCAGACGCTCTGCTTCATGACGTTCACGGCGGCGGAGTCGAGCAGGTCGCCGTCCACTCGCCACTTGCCACGGAAGCCGATCTCGTCGGTGTCGAAGTACCGGCTGTCGTCACGCTCGATGACCGGGTTGCCCACGGTGCGGACGTAGTAGGCCGACATGTCACCGAAGGCGACCGTCTTGTTGTTCGAGCCGGCAGCGGCGACGTTCGGGTCGGTGTAGACCGGCTTGTCGAGCAGACGGTCGGGCTGGCCGTTGATGATGCCGTTGGTGAGCGACGGCTGCCACAGGAACGCACCGATGGTGCCGCCTGCACCGTCACGCAACTTGCGCAGCGTGCCAGCCGTGGAGTCGTTCATCAGCCATGCGGCGTCGGGCGAGCTGCGGTACTCGTCGTTCACGCTGTACTGCAGGTCGATGAGCTTCTCCACCGTCGGCGTGATGAGCGAGCCACCGGTGGCGATGGTGCCCGAGCCGACGATGGCGGTCATGATGCCGTTGGGGCGCCCCGAGCCAGAGCCAGCAACGAGGTCGGTGGCGATGACACGGCCGAGCGCACGGCCGATGTTGCGGCCGAGGAAACCCTCGATGTCGATGCCGGCGTCGGTGACGACCTCGGATGCCACGACCACCAGAGCGCCGTACTTGAAGGCGTCGAGGCGGGTACGGGCGAAGGTCGGATCGGTGCCGCCGATGGCGGTGCCCTGAGCGACGACGAGCGTGCCGATCGTGTGAGCGTTCACACGGGGCAGGTCGAGCGGCTCGCCCGAGGTGGTGTTGAGCTTGGTCGTCGGCGCACGGAAGATGCCGTTCGACGCTTCCATGTACTCGTACAGGGTGCGGGCCAGCGTGGTCGGCACGAGCGAACCAGACGAGCCGGTGTCCCATGCGAGGTCACGCAACTCGTACGCCGTGGCGCCCTGGCGGAGCAACTCGCGCTCCTTGGCGGCCGAGCGGATGTCGACCTCGAACGCGACCTTCTCGCCACGCATGCAGGCGTCGAGGAACGAGCGCAGCTCGTTGACGGCCTGCTGCGGGGTGGCGACGCCGGGGTCGCTGCTGAACACGCGGGCCTGAGCCTCGCGCAACTGGGCGGCCTCGCTCTCGCGACGCTCGCGCATCACGTACTCACGGATCTCGGCGTCGAGCTCGTCGATCTCGGCGTCCATCCGCTCGATGCGGGCCTGCTCTTCGGCCGTGCGCTCACGGCCTGCGGTGTTGTCGAGTTCAGCCTTCTGAGCATCCCACGCCCGCAGGCGCTTCTCGTTCAGCTTCTCGACGTGTGCACGAATGTCCATCGTGGTGGTTCCTTTCGGGAGGGTGTGCGACGTGCCCTGGTGGGCCGTCCAACGGGGTTGGGTGTCGCGACGGGTCTCGTCAGGTGCAGGTGCCTTGCGGCGGCGTGCGGCGTGGGGAGCGGGTCGCAGGTGCAGCGTCAGGTCAGCGCAGGGCGCAACAGACGCTTGCGCTCGAGCCGTTCCCGGTCCATCCGGTCACGGTCGGCGAAGGTGTCGACGGGTGGCTGCGGCAGGCGGGCCTCGAAGAAGGCCAGCGCGCGACGCACCTCGTCGTCGGTCATCTCGGCATCGGTGAGCGATGCCAGCATCTCGTCGAACGAACGCATCGACGATGACGTGTACGGGTTGGCGCCCTGCCACACGACCGACGCCTCGAACAGCTGGAGTTCCTTGATGGTGCGCTCGGTCATGTCGTCGTTCCACTTGTCTCGCGCCTTGGGCACGGTGAAGCCGATCGACATCTGGCGCATCTCGCCACGGGTCACGGCGCTGCGCAGGTTCTGCACGTCGCTGCGGGCCGGGTCGAGCTCGGCCGAGACACGCAGGTCCGGGTCGGCCACGAGGCGCAGCGTGCCAGCCGAACGGGTTGCGAGCGGGATGCCCTTGTGGTCGTGGTTGATGAACAGCGCCACGTCGGCCTTGGAGTCACGCAGCGTCTTGGTGAAGGCGCCGGCGGCGATCGTCTCGGTGAACGTGCCGAACATGTCGTGCACCGTGTAGGGCGCATCGACGACCGATGCCACGCCCTCGAAGGTGTAGCCGTTGTCGCCGCCCTCGCGGAACTCGAAGTCGGTCAGGTCGTAGTGGCGGATCTGGCGGCCAGTGCCGCGTTCGTCGATCATCATGTGAGCACCTCCTCAGGTGAGCAGTAGGAGCGAGGCGAGGATCGCCTCAAGTTCTTCGTCGACGGTGCGACGGAGGGGTTTGACCGGCAGGCCGACGAACGTCCTGCTGCCGCTGCCGGGATCGTCCTGCGGCGGCTCGGGCGGTGTCGATCCCTGTGACTGCAGCAGCGTGAGCAGCACGGCCGCTCCTCTCGACTACAGCGCCTCGAGCGTGGCGATGATGTCCTCGGTGGTGGCGATCTCGGCGTCGGCGTCGGCAATCGCTGCCGAGTCGCCGAGGCGCACCGCTTCGGCACGCAGCACCGTCTGACGAGCGACCCACGTACGCGCCTGGCGGATCAGGTCGTCGACGGTCATCAGATCACCATCGCCCGGAGCATGACCGTGCTGGTGTTCAGCACCATGTAGACGTAGTCGATCTCGGTGGCGCCGTCGGTGTAGCGGACGTCGAAGCTCGTGTCGCCGGCGATGGCTGCACCCTGCGTGTACGTCGTCGTCGACCAGCCGTCCTGCTCGCTGGTCACGACGTTGTGCCGGAACCATCGGCCCGTCGCGTCCTTCTGCACGTAGATGGCGTTGTTGCTATACACGTACTTTGATCCAGCGCCGAACACCTCGGCCGCCGGGGCGTACGTCAGAGCGCTCGCCCATGTGTTCGCAGCGATGTCGTAGCGGTCGAGCACGGCACTAGCGCCACCACGGAACGAGTAGATGTACCGCCCGTTCAGGATGGCCGACTCGTTCGTCCACGCTGCGTCGGTGGCTTCCCAGACCCAGTGCCCTGACATGCCGACTGCCGGGGCACCGGCACGGGCAGCGGTTGGCGACAGCGTTGTCCAGGTGCCTGCCGAGATGGAGTAGCGGTACAACGTGACCGCCGCCGAGCCCATGTAGTAGATGAAGTCGTCGTTGCCCTCGATGGAGTAGACCGAGGTGGCGTCGGGGTTCGTCGTCCATGCCGCCGAGGTGGTGAGCACCGTCGCGGTGTTGGAGGCGATGGTGCGGATCTGCCCGGCGCCGGTGCCGCTGACGATGCGGACCTGGTAGTTCGTCCACTGGTTCACGGTCCAGGTCTTCGCCGAGTTCGTCAGCGTCGATGCACCGCCCGCCGTGGCGGTGCCGGTGGCAAACGCTGCATATCCCTCGCCCTGCCACGACGGCGTAGCGATCAACTTGGAGTCGGTGCCGATCACTGCCGCCGGTGCGACACCGTCAGTAGCGCCAGTCTCGGCGCTTGCCCAGGTGTTCAAGGCAAAGTCGTAGAACCGGAACACGGCGGCCGTGGTGGTGCCCGACGCCGTGATGGCGTTCAGGACGTACCACCTCGGCGTCAGCAGTCGGAACGTGGTTGACGCCGTGAACGCCGACGCCTGCACTGGGACGGTGATGACAGAGGTGGCGCCGACCGTGTTCGACGAGATCGCCAGTGTCGCGCCAGCGTTCGGGCCGCCGGTGATGTGGATGCTGTAGCCACGCAAGTCACGAGCGAGCGTCAGGTTCGTCGTGATCGTCGAGGTCGTGCCAGCGGTCGCCGTGCCGCTCGGGCCGACCGACGTTGCCGTGCCGCACGCACCGACAGCGAACGTGCCAGCGAGAGCGCCTGAGGGCACGGAAACCCATGCGTCTTCCATCGGGTTGTAGAGGGACTGCACCGTCGCGCTGGCCACGTACAACTGCTGCTGGCGGTAGTGGCGCGACGAGGCGATGAACGAGCCCGCCACGGTCGCGTTGGGGGCAGGGGTGCAGAACTCCCACCGCTTCAGGTCGAGGATCTTGCGGTTGCCGTTAGTCGTTGCCATCAGGTCACGCTCACGTTTCTGCGGAGGCTGTCTGCACCGAGGCGCATCAGCGCCGGAATCTGCTCGAATGCCGGGTTACCGCCGACCTGCGTCTGGTTCGTCAACGTGGTCAGCGTGGTGACGGTGCCGACCGTGGTGATCGTCGCCAACGTCAGAGAGCCAGTGATGGCGTCCACCACGACACGTAGACGACCGGCCACATCAGGCATCGACTGGCCAATGGAACGGCTGAGCGCCTGCACCGCCATGCGCATCGCCTCGAGCGCCTCGACGACCTCGCCCTGCGTGAGCGTGACCGGCATCGGGTTGGCCTCAGACACGTCGACGGCAACACCGTCGTCACCGATGCCGAGCTTGACGCGCTGGTGCAGCACGCCACCGATCTCGTCGGCGGCGACCGTTGCGCCTGACCCTGGGGTGTATCCGACGTTGTCGGCCATCAGTTCGTCACCTTCTTGGCGCCGACGATGCGGCCCGACGGGTCACGCGTGAACGTGATGGACTCGTCGCCGGAATCCTGCGGCTGCACGTAGACGATCGGCGGGGTCTGCGTCGGCACGTTGACCGTCACCTCAGCCGGCGGGACGTTCACCGTGACCGGTGTCGGCTCGACGTTGACCGTCACCTGCGCCGGTGGGATGTTGACGATCGGGGCCGGGATGATGATCGGCTCCTGACGCATCTCCACCTGCAGCGAATCCGGCAGGTGGATGTGCGTGTCGGACGTGCGGGTCGACTGCTCGGCCATCGCTGCTCGCATCTCGGCCATCATCAGCGCAGCGTTCTCCTCCATCGGAGCCACCTCGGAGTCGTCGGGCGCGTCCTCCATCGGCGGCAGGTCTTCCCAGTCGCGCGCCTCGTTCGGCTCCAAGAACCCGGCGCCGATGCCGACGGCGTAGGCGGCGTAACGGGTCTGCAGGTCACCACGGAGCAGGGCGCCAAGGTTGAACTTGACGTACCGAGGCTGCGCCAGCAGGTCGGACAGCGCCTTCTCCAGTCGCACAATCCACGGCAGCAACGTCACCCGGACGAAGCGGGTGTTTCGCTGCTCAAGGTTGGCGTAGGTCAGCGAGGAACCTTCGATGCCGATGCCGAGCTCGGTCGGGTCGATCATGAACATCTGCCCGGCGATCTCGGCCGACGTGAACTTGCGGGTCGCCAAAAACTGTGCCTGCTCGTTGGTGACGCCGGTCGGCTTCCACACGGCGCCCTCTTGCAGCACGCCGGGCAGGCCGCGGCCGCCCTCACGGCGACGACGGCGCCACTGGTCGGCGATGGCCTTGAGCGTCTCGGACTGCGCACTGCCAGGCATCTCGATGACACCGGGCATGTTGCCCTCGCCCTCAAAGTAGCCGGTGCCGAACTTGACGGCGGCTAGGCCGAGCCCGATCGACTGGCGGGCGTACTCGACCGGCGACAGGCCGACGTCGGAACCCGGCAGCATCAGCCCCTTGAGGTGGAGCATCTCGGCGTCGACGCGCTGGCCGTTCACCATGTAGGCTAGGCGGCCACGATCACGAGTCACCCGCACCTTTGACGGGTCGAGCGGAATCAGTTCGACGATGGCGCCGACCTCGTTGCGCTGCACGACGACGTAGGCGTTGCCGTGCAAGAGCAGCGACGACAGTACCTGCGACACCCATGCGGTGAAGTCGAGGTTGGTCGTCGGCTGCTGCAACCACTTCGGCTTGGCGACCTCAACCTTGGCGTCGTCGCCGGTGCGGCGATACACGTCAAGCGGCAGCGTGGCGATGGAGTCGGAGATGAGGCGCACCGACCCGTAGACGGTGAGCAACTGCATCGACGTCTGCTCGGTGACCGACACGCCGCCGACCACCTGGGTCATCTCGCCGGGCCAAAGTCCCCAGGTGGTCGCCTGGGCGCGCTGCTCAGGGCGACGGAAGATCGACGACAACATCAGCGCTCACCCGCCAGACCGAAGTAGGTGAGCAGAATCCCAGCGCCGACGAGGGCACCAGGTAGGCCAGCGCCGATGAAGGCACCGACGACGACCATGACCAGACCGACGAGTTGCATGGCAGTGAACATGCGCGACCTCCTCGGGCTAGTAGTCGTCGAGCGACACGAACGCCGACGCCGAGTGCGTC